GTGGCCGAGGACGAGGTCGACTACGGCGCGGCCCGCATCCGCATCGAGCTGGACGACAGCGAGGCGGTAGCGGAAGCCCGGGACGTCGGCGCGCGAATTGAGCGCGCTCTCGACCGGTCCACGCGCAACATCGGGCGCACGATCGCCCGCAACATCCGTAACGGGCTCCGTGACGTCACGGCCTCCGTCCGCGTCACTCCGGACCTCCGCCGGTTCGAGCGCACCCTCCGTACGGAGCTCCGGCGCCTGGACGCCTTCGCCGTCCGCGTCACTCCGGACGTCGCCCGGTTCGAGACGACCCTCCGCGCGCAACTCCGCTCACTCCCGGAGGCGCTGGTCCGTGTCGCTCCGGACGTCGCCCGGTTCGAGACGCGTCTCCGCGCGCAGCTCCGTGCCCTCCCGGAGGCGCTGGTCCGTGTCGCTCCGGACCTGGCCCGGTTCGAGACCCGTCTCCGCGCGCAGCTCCGTGGCCTGGCCGACGCTGCGGTCCGCGTCATCCCGGACACCAGCCGCTTCGCCGCAGCGCTACGCCGGGAGATCCGCGCCCTCGGGGACTTCTCCGTCCGCGTCACGCCGAACGTCACCAGGTTCGCCGCGACGCTGCGCCGGGAGCTCCGCACCCTGGAGCTCCAGGTCCGTGTCATCCCGGACCTCCGCCGGTTCGACCGCGGCCTCCTCAACGGGCTCCAGCACCTGGACGGGATCAACATCCCGGTCATCCCGGACCTCCGCCGGTTCGACGCCCTGCTCCTCCGAGGCCTCCGCGGCCTGGAGATCAGCATCCCGGTCGTCCCGGACCTCTCGGGCTTCAACGCCCGTATCCGCGCGCACCAGCCCCCGGACCTCACCGTCCCGGTCAACGCGGAGGTCGATAGCGACCGGATGTCACGGGCGCTGTCCTCCCTCGGCGGCATCGCCGGCCGGGTTGCCGGGGCGCTCCGCGGCCTCCTGATCTTCGGCGCCGTGGGCATCGCCGCGGCCGGCGCGGCAACGGCGATCGGTGGTCTCCTGGCCGCGCTCGCCCCCGCGGTCGGGATCATCGCCGCTCTGCCCGCCCTCATCCTCGGGTGGCAAGCCGCGCTCGGCGCTCTCCGCCTGGCCCTCATGGGAGTGAGCGACGCCTTCGAGGCCGCGCTCACCGGGACGGCGGAGGAGTTCTCCAAGTCCCTGGAGGACCTGTCCCCTGCGGCGCAGGCCGCGGCGAAGGAGGTCCGCGCTCTCAAGCCCGCGTTTGAGGAGCTGCGGAGCAGCGTCCAGGACGGGTTTTTCCGGCAGCTTGAGGGCGAGATCACCGCCACGGCGAAGGCCCTCGGCGGCCCGCTCAAGGCCGGCCTTACCGGCATCGCCACGGAGTGGGGCGCGGCCCTGGCCGGCGCGCTCAACTACATCCAGGGCGCCCGCGGAGTCGCCAACGTCACCAGCGTCCTGACCGCGTCGCACGCGGCGGTGGAGGGCCTGGCCGGGGTATCCGGCCGGCTCACCTCCGGGCTCCTGCAGATGGCCGCGGCCGTCTCGGACGCGTTCGGCGCCCGGTTCGCCGCCGGGATCACCAACGCGGGCGAGCGCTTCGGGACGTTCCTCCAGGACGCTGCGCAGGGCGGGGACGCCGTCCGGTGGGTGGACCAGGCCCTCAGCGCCCTGTCTCAGCTCGGGGACCTCCTGGGCAACGTCGGACAGATCATCTCCGGCCTCTTCCAGGCGGGGGAGACGTCCGGCGCCGGGTTCCTCTCCAACCTCCGGGAGATCACGCAGTCCTTCGCGGACTTCGTCAACTCCACGGCGGGTCAGGAGTCCATCGGGAACCTCTTCTCCACCGTCGGGGAGATCGCCTCACAGCTCGGGCCGATCCTGGCCGCGCTGGTCACGCAGATCGGCGCTATCGCCCCGGCGCTCGCCCCGGTCTTCACCGCCCTCGGGCCCGCCCTCGTCGGGCTCGTCAACGCCCTCGGCCCCGCCCTGGCGGCCATCGCGCCGAGCCTGGCGACCGTCGGCCAGGCCCTCGCCGAAGGGCTCGGCGCGATCGACTTCGGTTCGCTCGGGACGGCGATCGGGTCGGCCATCAGCGCGCTCGCCCCCCTCCTGCCGCTCGCCGGGGAGCTGGTGAGCGTCCTGGCGAGCGCCCTCGCCCCGGTCCTCCAGAACCTGGCGACCGCCTTCGCGCCGATCATCAGCGCGCTCGTTGACGCGCTCCTCCCGGTGCTGCCCGGGATCGCGACCGCGTTTGCGCAGCTCGCGGCGGCCATGGAGCCCATCGCCGCCGGCGGCGGGCAGGCGATCGCGCAACTCTTCGCCGGGCTCGCCCCGGTCCTCGCGGCCCTGGTGGACGCCCTGGTCCAGGTGTCGACCGCGCTCGTCCCGGTCTACGAGGCCTTCGCGGACGCCCTGCTCCCGGCTCTGCCGCCCGTCGTCGACGCGCTGAACGCGATCCTCGCCGCGCTCATCCCGCTCCTGCCTTCCCTGGCCGGGCTGCTCGCTTCCGTGGCGCCCCTGGTCGTCATGATCATCCGGCTCGTCGGGCCGGTCCTGGAGGTCCAGGCCGCTTTCGCGTCGTGGCTGGCGATCAACGCGGTGGTGCCGGTCATCCAGGCTGTGGTCAGCGTCCTGACCGGCCTCCAGGGCGCCGCCGCCTCCGTCGTCGGGTTCATCACGGAACTGCCCGGCATGATCGTCACTGGGCTCTCCACGCTCGGCTCCACGATCGCCACGTTCTTCACCGGCCTGGTCACCACGATCGGGACGGGGATCTCCACCGCCTTCCAGGCCGTGGTCAACTTCTTCGTTGGCCTCCCCGGCATGATCATGACGGCGCTCGCGGCGCTGCCCGGGCTCCTCCTGGACCTCTTCACCAGTGCCGTCGCGGCGGTCGGTATCGCGCTGCTCACCGCCCTCGCCGGGCTCATCTACGCCTTCACGATCTTCCCCGGCCAGGTCCTCGCCGCGCTGTCCTCCCTCGGCTCGACGATCATGGGCGCGCTCACGAGCGCGTTCAACACCGCGACGTCCGCGATCTCGGGATGGATCTCCTCCGCGGTGTCGTTCTTCTCGGCGCTCCCGGGCCGGATCGCCGCGGCGGTGTCCGCGCTACCCGGGCAGCTCTCCGCGCTGTTCCGCTCAGCCGGTTCGTCCGCCCTCGCCGCGGCGCGGTCCTTCGGGAGCTCCGTGGTGTCGTTCTTCTCGTCGATGCCGGGCCGGATCGTGTCCGCGCTCTCCAGCCTCGGGTCCCGGATCGCCGGCGTCTTCCGGAGCGCGGCGGGGTCCGCCAGGAGCGCGGTGAGCTCCCTCATCTCCGGCATCGTGAGCCTCTTCCGGTCCCTCCCCGGCCGGATCGTCTCCGCGGTCGGGAACGTCGGCGGCCAGATCATTTCGAAGATCAAGAGCGGTCTTCCGGCCTCCGTCCGCTCCGTCCTCCCGTTCGCGGACGGCGGGATCGTCAACCGGCCGGTGGTCGGCCTGGTCGGCGAGGCCGGGCCGGAGGTCATCATCCCCCTCACTCGCCCGCAGCGGGCCCGGCAGCTCGCTCAGGAGTCCGGCCTCGTGGACATGCTCGCCCGCTCCGGCGCGCTCGGTAAGGACCGCGACCGCACCGCCCCCACCGCTCCGGCCAGTCCCGGCCACACGTTCAACATCTACGAGGCCGGGGACGGACGGATGACCGCGCACCGCGTTGTGACCCGTCTCGCCCTTGAAGCAGGAGTGATCTAAATGGCGATGGACGGATACCTGGTACTCGGCGGTGTGGAGATCGCCAACTCGGCGCGGCTGGAGACCTACCTCCAGACGGTGGGCTCACCGCTGGACAGCCCCGGCGCGTGCGCCTGCTTCACGGCTGACGCGGTCGGTGATGACCCGTACACCACGCCGGAGGAGGACGCGGCGCCCTGGTACGACCCGGACGTCCCGGAGAGCGCCGACTTCGCCGGGCTGCGCGTGCTCTCCGTCGAAGGGCTCGATGACTACCCGGTGCGCCGCACGGTCACCAACGCCGTCACGGGCGGCGGGGCTCTCGGCCCGGCCCGCGTCATGCCGCGCACCATCACGATCACGGGCGTCCTCCTGGGCGCTTCGTGTTGCGCGGTGGAGTACGGGCTCCACTGGCTGGCCGAGGCCGTGACCGGGTGCGTGGGCAACTCCTGTGACGGCGACTGCCTGACCCTGTTCTCCTGCTGCCCCGGCGAGGAGACCCCGGAGGAGTTCCAGGTCCGCCGCCGGCGCACCCTGCGCCGTGTGGCGCTCACGCAGGGCCCGACCGTCATTCAGCGGAGGGGGAGCGGGAGCGGGTGCACAACGGACCGGTGCTCCAGCGGGGCGGATCTCATCACCGTGGAGATCGTCCTCACCGCGGCAACCCCCTGGCTGTGGACCGACCCGACGCCGCTCCTCGACGTGGCGCTCCCCGCCGATGACTCGGACGACTGTGTCACCTGGTGCGTCCACGGCACCGCCCCCGTGATGACGTGCCTCGACGTCAGCGACGCGTGCCCGGTGGGTAGCGTCTCCGCGCCGGTCGTTGAGGATGACGAGGCGTGCGCGGTGCCGTGGCCGGTCACCGACGACCCCGTGACCGATCCATGCGGCGGCACCTGCCGTTTCCTCCCGTGCGTCGATGAGCTCTCCCGCTGCTCCGACCCTCGTTGCGCGCCCCCGGTGCCGCCGTCCCCCGCGACGCTGGAGAGCTGTTACTGCCTCCCCCTGGCGGTGGAGCGGGAGTTCTACGAGCTGGACCTCTCAGGCCGTCCGGGCTGGTCCGTCGACGTGCCGATCATCACGCTGCGCGCGGGCAAGGAGGACCTACGGAACGTCACGATCACGTTCTACAAACGGCCGGTCGGCGGTGAGGCCCTGACCTGCGAAGAGGTCGCGGAGATGGAGCGCTGCCACCCGCACTCGCAGTATCACGTGGCGTACGTCCCGGCTGGCGGCGTCGTCACCCTGGACGGGCAGATCGGCCGCTCCGTGGTCCAGTGCGGTGCGACGTGCGAGACGTCCCGGGACGTCTACGGGCTCGACGGCGCCCCGCCCGTCTTCGAGGCTCTGGACTGCGCCACGTTCTGTGTCTCCGTCGAGACGGACATCATGAATCCGCCGGCCCCCACCTCACGGCTCCTGCTCAGCGTCTCCGGGCGCGGCTACTGACCGCGGCCCCGCTTATCCTGTCCCCCGCCGCTGGTTGTGGGCCGGGCACCCGCTGTACTCGGGAGCCCTCACATGCCCACCATGGCCGGTTGCGGAACCCACACCGCGCTCATCACCGACAGGGGCGGCGCCGCGCTATCAGACGTGCGAGTCCTCACGGAGGTGGAGTGGACCCGCACGCTTGATGACGTGAGCACCGCCCGGGTCGTGGCGAACCCCGATGGTGACTGCTGCGAACGCCTCGGCCAGATCAGGGCATGGCGGCACTACCTGAGTATCTGGCGGAGCGGGAAACCGGTCTGGTCGGGCCCGATCCTCAACGTGGAGTGGAAGGCCGGGCGCGTCGAGGTCTGGGCCGGGGACATCCTGGCCCTGCTGGACCGCCGCGTCCCCCACGCTGACATCACCTTCGGGGACAACGACCTGGCGGACATCGCCGCATGGCTGATCGCGGACGGCTTCGCGCCTGACGACCCGGGCCACTCCGTGGAGACCATCGGGCGGACGAAGGTACGCGGCGGCCGGTCCTACCGGCGCGGCATCGGGCAGACCGGTGACCACTTGCGGGACCTGGCGGAGACCGGCCTCGACTACACCGCGGTCGGCTCGCGCATCCTCCTCCTCCCCGAGACGCACGCCGTGACCGTGGGGCGCCTGACCGATGCGGATCTCCCGGAGGGCCTGGTCGTCGCGGAGGACGGCACCGCGCTTGCCACACGATGGGTGGTCGCCGGCCAGGAGGACGGTGACGTGATGGGGGAGGCCGGGGGCGCTGACCCGTATTACGGCCTCCTGGAGCGGTACGTGGAACAGACGACGATCACGACCAGCGCGGCGGCGGAGCAGGCCGCCCGGGCGCGGCTGAGGGCCAGTCTCCCTGTCCCGGTGTTCATCGACACCGAGTCAGTCACCATCTCACCGGACGCCGCGGTGGAGGTCCCGTTGCTGGTCCCGGGCTGGTGCCTGGACATCGCCACGCAGGAGACGTGCAGACCCATCGCGCAACGCCTCAAGATCACGGGGTTGAAAGTGGCGGAGGACGGCGGCTCCGACAGCACTCCGGGCCGGGAAACCGTTCAGGTCCAGGTCGTTGCCACCGGCGCGGAGAACCCGACCACGAGCCCGCTCGGCGCGGTGGTGTGACATGGCGATGCGAGGAGGAGCCGCGCGCCGCCTACCGGGCAACCCGTTGGGAGGCCTGCTCCGTGACATGGACCGCCGCACCAGGACGACCACCCGCAGAGCGAGCCCGGCCGCCGCGCCCCAACCGGAGACCCGTCCACCCGCCGACGAGCCCGCCCCGCGCCCGCCGGAGCGCCAGGCCGCGGTCCTCACCACCGAGGAGGACGGGCGGCTCCGGTGGACGTACGGACGGCCGTTCACACAGCTCCCGGTACTCACCGCCGTCCCGGTCGACCCGGCCCCGGACAGTGACCTCGGGACCGTGGTGGTGGCCCTGGAGGCCGTCACGGAGACGCACACGGACGTGCGCGCGTGGCGGGTCGGGCAGCGAGGGAAGGCCGTAGCGGCCGGGCCAGGCGTGACCGTGCATCTCACCGCCTCCCCGCCCGCGTAGGGGCGGCTACCCTTCTGGTGCCGCTGGTTGTGGGCCGGGCCGAGACCTCTTCGTGTGGGTGGTTCCTCATGGCCAGCGTGTGTGTCTGCTCGGAATACTTCAACGTCAACGACGACGGCGAACTGTGCCTCAACCCCGGGACGATGGGGCCCCGGCAAATCCTCTTCTACAAGGACGCGGGCAACTTCCAGTTCGAAAAAGCGGACTATCCCTGGCTCGCCCGCATCCGCGTCCAGGCGCAGGGCGGGGGAGGCGGCTCGGCAGGAGCCGACGCGGCGGCAAGCCAGTGCATCGTCCGGGCCGGGGGCGCGGGCGGCGCGTGGGCGGAGTCCCTTATCGACGTGGCGGCCCTCGGCGCGGTGGAGACCGTCGTCGTGGGCGCGGGCGGGGCCGCCGGCGGAAGCAACGGCGCGGGAGGCACCGGCGGCACCTCATCCTTCGGTGGCTTCGTCATCGCGGCGGGGGGAGACGGGTCCGCGGCCTCACAGGGCTCGGGGACCACCGCGGACACCGTGCAGGGGACCGCTGGTCCGTTCGCCGGCACCGGCCAGTGGGCGACGGGCGGCGGCGCGGGAGGCGCCGGTATCCGGCTGGCCGGCACGAACGGAATCAGCGGGGGCGGCGGGGAGAGCCGGCTCGGGCACGGCGGCTACCCGAGGTCCAGTGAGGGTGTGGGCACGGCGCCACGCGGCTACGGCGGCGGCGCGGGCGGCGCCCTGTCCTACGGCGGTGACTTCAACGGGGACCAGGGCGGCGGCGGCATCGTGATCGTCGAGCTCTACGGCTGATCTCGAGCGGGCCGCCCACCAGCGGCCGGCCACGAACCGCGGGCGGTCCTCCGCCGCGTCGTAGACTCATGGGGCTGCTGGTTGTGGGCCGGGCCAAGACTCCTCCGAGAGGTGATCATGGCCCGCTGCGGATGCGCCGGTGACACGGCCACCACCACGATCCTGACCGAGGACTCCGCGTGCCTCGCCCTGGAGGGCAACGGCAGCTTCGGGAGCCCGCTCTCCGCGTCCCCGATCCTGGCCCCGGGCCCGGAAAACCGGCTCACGTGTGAGGAGGACGGCCTCACCGTCTGGAACCGCGCGATCTGGACCCCGCAGGACTTCGGCGCCCGGGCCGACGGCACCGGCGATGACGCCCCCGCCGTCCAGGCCGCCCTGGACGCAGCGCAGAACGGCGGCCAGTTCTACGCCCCGCCCGGCATCTACCGCCTGGCCACCCTGCCCCTGCGCGTCCACCGGCGCACCCGCGTGACCCTGGCACCTGGTGCCATCATGCGGCGGGCGGCGCTCGGCACGATGCTCATCAACGGGGACGCCGGCCAGAACCTCCCGGCCTACACCGGCCACGGCGACATCATCATTGAGGGCGGCACCTGGGACGCTCAGGCCGTCGCCTTCCCGACGTCGGCCATGTGCATGTCCTTCGGGCACGCCACGAACCTCCTGATCCGTGACCTGACGATCCTCGACGTCGCCGGGTATCACGGCATCGAGATCAACGCCATCAAGACGTGCGTGATCAGCAACGTGCGCGGCCTCGGCTACCTGGACCCCGGCGGGCGACCGTTCTCCGAGTTCATTCAGCCGGACCTCGCCAAGGGCTCCGCGTACTTCGGCGGCTTCGGCCCGTACGACGACACCCCCGTCCTCGACCTGCTTGTCATGGGGTGCTCCACCGGCCCCAGCGGGACCCCGGGCACCACGGCGTGGCCGCGCGGGATCGGCTCGCACTCCGCGTCCCCGAGCAAGCCCCACCGTGACATCCGCGTCTTCGGCTGCCGCTTCGACTCCTGCTCACAGTGGGCCATCGGCGCCTACACGTGGGAGAACGTCACCATCTCGGACGTGCAGATGCGGGACTGCGGCGGCGGTATCTGGCTCCGCACCCTCGACTCAGCGAACGCGAGCCACCGCACCCCGGCCGGAGGTGGCGCGCCGACCATCGCCGGGTCTCAGCCGCTCGCCGGGTTCGCCATTGACAAGATCGAAATGGTGGGGGGCGGCTCCTACGGCGCAGCCCTGGAGATCCAGGGCGAGGACACCGGCTTTATCCAGGACCTGGCGCTGGGGAAGGTCATCGCGCGGTCCGTCGCGAGCCAGGCCGTCCGCATGATCTCCGTTGAGGACTACCGGGTGGAGGGCGTGATCGCGCGCTCGACCGGGTCCACGGCCATCAGCACCCTCGGCACCCGCCGGGGCCACCTGGTGGACTGCCACGTCAACGGGGCCGGTAGCGCGGGGATCACCGTGGACTCACGCAGCACCCTCGCCGCCGCGGCAACGGACGTCACGCTCTCCGGGTGCACCGTGACCGGGGCCGCCGCGAACGGCATCCACGTGTGGGCCGGCGTGGACATCACCGTCGAGTCCTGCGAGGTCTACGACACCACCGGCTTCGGCGTGCAGGTCAGTACCAACACCGACCGGATCACCGTCCGGGATAGCCGGTTCCGGGCCACAACCTCCACGCCGATCAACTTCACGTCGACCGTGACCAACGCCGTGCGGCTACGGAACAACGTGGACGCCCCCGGCGCCGTGGTGGTGGGCACCGCGGCGAACACCGTCGCGGAGACCGTCATCGCGAGTTGGGTGATCCCGGCCAACGACGCCTTCGCCGGTGTCAGCTACCGCTACGAGGCGATGGGCGCCGCGTCCACCACCGGCACCCCGACTCTGACGATCCGGGTGCGGCTCGGCGGAGTGGCCGGCGCGGTGGTCGCCGCGTTCACGGGCGTCGTCACGGCATCGGGTATCGCCAGCCGTGGGTGGCGCGTCTCCGGGGCGCTTCAGTCGATCGCACCGGGCGCCGCCGGCACGTGGGTGGGCGGAGCCACCCTCACCCACCGGTTCGCCGCCACCACCGGCGCGACGCTCCAGGAAGTCACGGACGGAGTGATCACGCGGGACAGCACCGTGGATCAGGCCCTCGTCGTCACTGCGCAGTGGAGCGCCGCCGCTGCCGCAAACACCGTGTCCGCGCTCTCCGCGGACCTCCTCCGGGACTGACCCGGTCACCTCGCCAGAAAGGGCGCTCCATGACGGATACGGAACTTGAGACCGCGACCGGGGTCACGGTCTGCTCCCTCAAGAGGGATAGCGAGGTCCACGGCCCCCAGGTCATCCCACCGGGCCCGTACACGATCCTCCGCTTCCCCTTCGGGGCCGCCGAGTCCTACGACCGGTGGACCATGCACCAGGCCATACAGCCGGACGGCTACACCGTGACGGATTGGGAGGAGGACCCGCGCTCCGGTCTCATCTGGCCCGCCCGGGCCGGGTGGGGTGAGCTCCACGCGATGATCCAGTGGGAGTCCGGGGACTACGTGGAGCTCCGGGACCAGTACATCCGGGACCCTCTTTCCCTCGGTCCCGTGGAGGAGACGCGGGCGAACAGCACGGCGACGGAGCACCGGCCGAAGTCGGTCGGTATGCAGTGCCTGGTGAAGGGGAGTCACGGGATCTTCGTCCGCCCGGACACGCCCCTGGCGGTACGCGTTGCGCATGACGGCTCCAAGTCCCGGGCCGTGACCTTCGCGGAGTTCAAGCTCGTCATCCACCACGTGGCCGACTGATGTCCGGCCACGTCATACCCCTGCCCGCTCCTTGAGGAGGTCACGGTGAAGTTCGTTGAGCGTGAGGATTGGGGGGCGCCCGCGTCCTCCCCGGCCTCGTACCTCCCCTCTGCCCGGGGGGTGAAGATCCATTACCTCGGGACGGAGTACAGCTCCCGCGCGCACTCCCTCTGTGACGACTACGTGAGGAGCATCCGCGCCGCGCACCTGGCGAACGTCCAGGAGAACTACGTGGACGTGGCGTACACCGCCCTCGTGTGCGAGCACGGCTACGTGTTCGAGGGCCGCGGCACGCACAAGCGCCCGGGGGCGAACGGCACGCCGACCCTCAACTCCCGGGACTACGCCGTATGCGCGCTCCTCGGGAGCAAGACGCTCATAGTCCCCCCGGACGCGATGCTCCACGGCCTGGTGGACGCGATCGAATGGCTCCGCCGTGACGGGGACGCCGGGGACTGGCTCGGCGGCCACCGGGACGGCTACGCCACCGAGTGCCCCGGAGACTGGCTCTACGGGTGGGTCAGGCGCGGCGCGCCCCGTCCCGCCGACGGCGGCCAGGAGGAGCCTCCGGAGGACGTCTACGTGGTGCGGCCGGGGGACTACCTCACGGTCATCGCCCGGCGCCTGGACGTCGACTGGCAGGACCTCGCGAAGGTCAACGGGCTCCGGCCGCCGTACACGATCCGCCCGGGCCAGGAGCTCATCATCCCCGAGGCGGCCAGCGGTGGCGGGGACACGGCGCCCCCGTTCCCCGGCGCCGGCGCGTTCGTCCTCGGCAAGAGCCACCCGGCCGTCACGCAGCTGGACCGCCGCCTGGAGGTGAAGGGCTTCACCCGGCACCACGACGGCAACGGCTACCAGCCCGGTCCCCTGTTCACGGAGTACACCCGCCGCAACGTGAGCGACTTCCAGCGCTCCCGCCCCGAGCTCCGCGCGGACCCGGACGGCTACCCGGGGCCGCTCACCTGGAAGCTCCTCCACTCCTAGAAGGGATCTACGGGCATGACCAACGAGACGAAGCGCTCCCTGCGCACCGCTCTGCAGACCGCCGTCGGCCTGGCCGTCGCGCTCCCGCTCATCTTCGCCGAGGCCGGTGTCCCCGACTCCTGGCCGTGGGCCCTCACGGCCCTGGCGGTCGCCGGCGGATTCGCCCGCGTGATGGCACTCCCGGCCGTACAGAACCTCCTCCCCGGGTGGCTCCGTACGGACGACCCCGGCCAGAGTGGGTGACCGGTGGCCGGAACTGAAACGGGCATACCGGCCCTGGACGCGGCCCTGGTGTGGGGCGGCGCCCTCTCCCTCCTGGTCGGCCTCGGGACCGTGTGCTGGCGAGTCGTACGGGGGAGCGTCCGCCTCGGGCGCCGCGTCGACGAGTTCATTGACGACTGGTCAGGCGAACCGTCGCGCCCGGGCGTTCCTCCCCGGCCCGGGGTCATGGAGCGCATGGGCGGCCTGGAGGACCGTATGGGCGGCCTGGAGGAGGAGCTACAGCGCATCAAGCACGAGCTGTATCCCAACTCCGGCGGGAGCCTCCGGGACGCGGTGGACCTGGCGAACCGGCGGTTGGCCCTCCTCTGTACGGAGGAGAGCGCACTCCCGGGGACCGCTGTCCCCCCGGGGGACACGGGCGGGGACACCGCGCCGGGAGGGAAGGACACGGCAGGAGACACCGCGCGCGTGACCAGCGAGGACACCGCCGGGGACACGGGGGACGACGACGGCCAGGGCGTCCCCTTCCGGAAGGAGCCCGGTCCCCGCACTGACTGACCCCGGCCCCACTGACTGAGCGCCCGCCCCCTCAACTGCCCCGGGGGGCGGGCGCTCTGCCGTACCATCCCGGCCCCATGACGACACTGCACCTCACCCGAGCAGACTTCACCGCCCTCCAGGCCGGAGCGGACGGGAGCGTGACCATCGACCTGACCGAGGGCGGCACCCGGCGCCTCGTCGAGGAGGGCGCCCGCCAGGCCGCCGTCCTGGAGCACCAGGGCGAGCGCCGCGCCGCGTGGCTCCGGTCCCTGTCGAACGCGGAGCTGGTGGAGCTCGCCACCTCCCGCTTCGGCGGGCCGGAGCCGGACGTGGCCGCGGAGGCCATGCGGCGCGCGAGGGAGATCGCGGAACGTCTCCGCCCCGCCCTGGCCGCCATCATGTCCCCGGCGGCCGGCCGTGGCTGACACCGTGACGGATGAGTTCGCCGACCTGGAGGCGATCCTCCAGGCGGCCCGGGCAACCGCGGGTGATGACATCGCCGCTCTCCTCGCCGCCCGGGAACGGACCGTAGAGGCCGAGCCCGGTGAGGCGCCCCTCCTCCCGCCGCCAGAGTTGTCCGGGCCCGGGTTCTCCGGCGCCGTGCGGTGGAGCTGCCGGCACGGGTGCGGCTGGTCGCACACGGAGTACCCCGGCATGGAGCCCATGGGCCCGCTGGTGCTCCCCGTCGACTTCCGGCCGGAGGACGTCTCCGCCGCGATCACCCGCCAGGCCGAGGAGCGTCACCAGGCCCTCCAGGCGCGCGTCCTGGACGCGTTCACCGCCCACTACGCCGCCGAGCACCAGGAGCAGGAGCCATGAGCCACCGTCCCTATCCGAGGGCCGACCGGGCTGCCGCGCAGATCCGCCGGGCCGCCTCCCTGAAACGGTGCCGGATCTGCCAGCACCCCGTCACCGCGCACGCCATGGTGGGCGGTGTCCGCAAGTGCACCAGGTCCCGGGACGGCCAGGCGGCGTCCTGTCGGGAGTGCGCGCGAGCAATCAGGGCGTTCCCCCTCTCGGCGGGGTTGAAGGAGTTCATGCTCCAGATGCGTACGCCGCCGTCCGGGGCGCCGGAGCTGGTCGGCGCGGCCGTGTACCGAGACTGATCAACCCGCAGGCGTAGGGTCGCTGGCGTCCATTGCTCGCGGCTACCGGGCGGACGACCTTGGCCGAGCGCCCCGCCGGATGTGGAACCCCGGCGGGGCGCTCGTGCGTCATGCGGCGGCCGGCTGGCCGCACTCCTGGCAGCCCGGGCACGCCTCGGCCCACCGCTGGAGGAGGCGGGCCCACTCCTCCGTACGGGCGCGGCTCGCGGGCTGCGCCATGAGGAGCCTTATCCGGTCGTTGACCTCTTCCAGGGCAGGGCAGAGGAGCCCGCGGGAGCGGGGCGGGGAGGGCATGAGGCCTACCGTACGGCGCGCCACTGACAGGGAACGCGGCAAGCGCTGTTCTATTCTGTTCGAGCGGATGCCCCCGCCCTGATCAGAACGGACGCCCACGATGGCCACCCCTACCGAGATTGAGCTGAGGGACTACCCGGCCCCCGTCTGGACGGGCCAGGACGAGGGCCTGTGTGCCGTCTGTTCGGTGAAGTGCAAGCGCTACGGGGACCACGCGAACCCACTGTGCCGTGACTGCTTCGCCGCCCGCGCGGGCATCTGGGGCCCTGTGGTGAGGCAGAAGGGTTTCAACGCGTGACCCGTACGGCGGGAGAATGACCGCGGCCCGCCCCCGGGGATTCGGGAGCGGGCCGCCTGGTCGACGGGCGCGAGGTCAGGACGCCGGGCGGAGGATCATCGCGTCATAGAGCGGGGACTCGTCCGCGTGCCGGATGCGGCCGATGACGTCGTACCCCCACCGCGGGTAGGCGGAGCGCGCGGGCTCGTTGTCGATGATGCACGTGAGGGTGGTCCACGGCTCCTCCCGGCCGAGGACCACGGCATCGTGAACGCGCCGCCCGATCCCCTTGCCCTGGTACTCGGGGAGCGTCATCAGCTCCCGTAGCCAGAACACCTCCCCGGCCTCGGCGGCCTGGACGACCTCGGCCGGCCGGGCGTCCCCGAGGGAGGCCCACCAGGCGCGCTCCGGGTCGAGGGTGACGCCGTGGACGTACCCCGCAAGCGTGCCGTCCTCCAGGCGCGCGGTGACGGTCTCGAAGCCGGGCATGTCGAACGCCGCGTGGAGGCGGTTGATGTAGGTGGGGACGGCGAAGAACGGGTCACTCCGGTACGGCTCGACGTTGTAGACGTCTGCGTAAACCGCGATCAGTTCCTCCGCGATCTCCTTGGCCTCCTCGGGGCCGTGGCGGCGCAGGGTCAGGTGCGGGGTGCCGGTGGTGGTCATGCCGTTCCTCTCAGGCGATGTGCTGGTCCAGTAGCTCGATGGTGTCCCGGGCATCACTATCCGCCTTGTACTCCTTCAAGCCGTCCCGGACCAGTGTGAGTTGACGGACATTGCGGGTGGAGGTCATGCCGCCGTCGATCAGCCGCATGGACTCCCGGGCGGCGGCCACGGTGTGGTCCAGGTCGCGGTCCTGGATAGCCGCGCCGGCGAGACGGGCGAGGCACATCCCGCGGTTGCGTGAGTGCTCGATGTCCTGGAGGGACGCCGAGCGCTCCAAGAGCCGTACGGCCCGCTTGTGCTGGCCGAGGTCGGAGCGGCACATCCCTTCCAGGCACGTGAGCTCCGCCTCGTTGAGGAAGAGGACCCAATCCGGCTCACGACCGGTCAGGCCATGCTCGAAGGCCTTCCACGCCCGCTTGATTGCACCGGAGGTGTTCATCTCATCACCGGACTGCGCGTACCCCTGGGCCGAGCGGATCGCGAGGAGGGCGGTCACGCGCGGCGGTGCCGTCCAGGCCGTGGCGTGCTGCTCAGCGCGCCGGGCGAACCGCACGGCTTCCCGGGGCCGGCCGATGTCAACGGACTGGCGGGACATGTTGGAGAGGGTCCGGGTGGCCAGCCGCTCATCCCCGGAGAGCATCGCCGTGTTCAGGGCCTCGGAGAAGTAGCGGCGTGCTTCCTCCTGGCGCTCGGCGTCGTAGCAGAACCACCCCAATGACGTGGTCAGTTGGCCCGCGATCTGTTCGAGCTCCGCCTCAATCTCGGCGGGGTGTGAGGCGGCGTTGAGGAGGTGGTTCACCCAGAAAAGCTGTGAGCGCGCGGTGCGCCATAGCCGGTCACCACCGAAGCGTTGGTCAATGGCGTCGAGATCACGGGCCGTGGATTTCAGGACGGCGATCTCTTCCTCGTCGACGCGGATGTCTGACGCGGAGGACGGGGCGGTGGACGGGGTGAGCCAGGGGAGGCCCACCGCCGCGCCGGCGGCGGTGGTGAAGGTGCGTCGTTTCACGTCCTCGATGATGTCCTGACTCTCGGCGTGTGAGTCAACCCCGAGTTCCGCCGGCGGCACGAAGCCGAGGTGTTCCGGCCCGCGCCCGAAGGCGGCCCGCAGCGCGGTTGCGTAGTCAGGCTGTGGCCAGCCTGGAGCCGCAGACTCCCACCGCCGGTAGGTCCGCACGCCGACCGTGAAGTCACTGTTGCGTAAGGCCTTCCGTCCCGCCTCGCTCACACCGTCGGCCGCCGCTTCCTGGCTGAACCACCCTCGTGAGATCCGCGCCGCGAATAGCGCTTCGTTTCCCGGCTTCTTCGCCATCAGTCCCCCTGATGCTCTGTCACCTGTCACCAACGTAGGGGCCAACTGGCCGGAAGTGCAGTGAGTAGCGAAAAACTCCGCAATGGCCGGGTCGGCGGCCGGTGAATGGCCGCTAGATGGCCGCTTCATAGCCTGGAGACGCACGTCTCCGTGGGGTGCACTATCAACGCCGCGCCAAAGCGGCAGGCGGGCCCGCCTTCGTCCCCCGGGGGCCGTGGCCCGCCCTTTCCCCTCGCTCCCCAATCAAGGCGTGCCCCATGAGCAGAGCAGGAACGAATCAGGAGCAGACCCCGCCCTCCACTCCCCGCCAGGCGCCTCCGCCCGCCACCGCTGAGGACACGGTCAACCCGGCCGGGACCGAACTGGCGGAGCCCGCACCGCTGACGCGCGTTGAGGCGCCGGCGTCCGACGACCTGGCGGCCCGGGTGGTGATGCACCAGGAGCGGCAACTCGCGCTCTCCCACTGGCTCCTCACCGCTACGGATGACCGCGACCTGGCCCGCAAGCAGTGGGCGGAGGGCGGAGTCGCGCTCCTCTCCACCGGTGGTGTCTTCTCGGCCCTCCGGGTGCCAGCTGACATGGTGTGGGCCCTGGCCGCAACGGAGGTCCTGGCGGAGGTGGATGACTTCCTCTGTCGGACCATCCAGGGCCCGGTGTTCATGGACCTCCACTCCCACCTGTACTACTTCCTGGTGCCCGCTAGCTTCGCGTGGCGCTTCAACCACCGGGACTACCCGGGGGTGGAATGCCGCGGCCGGGGTGACTTCCTCGGCGTGCCGGACGTCCGGCTCACCGTCCCGCGCGGCCGGTCGTACTGGTGCGTGCCCATGGAGTCCCCCGGGGCGCTGTGCGGCTACCAGGACGTGGAGCGCTTCGTCCGCGCGGCCCGCCGGGTCCGCCACGCCGAGGACATCAACCGGTGACCCTGGAGGCCGTAGCGCCCACGCCGGGACTCCAGAGGGCGGGTGACGGCCTCACGGCCGCGGCGATAGGCCCGGTTCCGTTCAACGTCCTGAACCCCACCGGGCGCCTCCACCACGTCCTCACGGCGTGGGGGCGCGGGCACCTCGCTGAGGTTCCCGTGGGCCACGGGTTCGACGTCCTCCTGACCCCGGGTGTAGTGGGAGAGGACACCGTCCGGCGGATGCGCGAGGCCGGTCTCCCGGTGGGCCCGGTCATCCTCGGCCCGTCCGGTGCGGAGTTCATCCTCGAACGCGGCTCGGCGCCCCGCTGGTCCGCGCCCCGCTCTCTCCTCCTCCGCCCCGGAGCGCTCGTCCTCCTCCCCCCTCCCACCGTGTGCCACCCGGAGGCGGTCGGCGCCCGCGGCTGGCTCGTCCCGCCGTCCCACCATGAGGCCGGCGCGCCGCTCGATGCCGGGGTGACACCGGGCGGCGCGCTCCTGGAGCCGTACCTCCAGGCCGTCCAGGCCGCGGAGGAGGCGGAGGCCGCCACCCCTTGACCCCGTCCCTGGCTTTCCAACCCCCACGGCAGCCAAGGGGCGGACCGGCCCGGCGCACCCCGTGGTGCGTCGGGCCCCACCTCCCGCACACCCGTCGAAAGGCCGAAACCGTGTTGGCGTTGCCAGCGGCCCCGCCGCAAGTGGTCCCCTTCATCGCTCGCCACAGCGCGGAAGCCACGCTGAAACCGCCGCTCATCCTTAACCCGCAGGGCCTCTTGGCGTACGAGGATGAGACGCCGCAAGACCGGGACAGCTTCGGCATGCTGTGGGTCCGCACGCTGGTCCTCCCTCCGGAGCAGCGCGGAGAGCCGCAGCTCGATTCCGTCAACCCGTACAGGCAGCGCCAGGCCATGGATGACCTCCTGTGCCAGGTCTGCCAGAGGCCCCCGGAGGACATGGACGCGCCGTCCCTCTTCCTCATGCGGAACACCGGCGGCCCGGTGAAGGAGGGGGAGCTCACGACGAGCCCGCCGGTGTGCGTGCCGTGTGCGGCGATCGCCATTCAGCTCTGCGGCGCGCTCCGTGGTGGCCGTTACGTGGCGGCGTGGGTGGACTCCGCGCCGCACTGGGGTGTGGCCGGGCTGGTCTACAACCCGCTCACGCTGACGCCGGTCCCGGGCAGGGGACTGGAGCGCGTGGAGTACGGGACGGCGTTCGCCCCCTGGACGGTCGCGGCCCGTACGGTCACCGCGCTCTACGGAGTGAGGCCGGCGGACCTGGAGGCGGAGTTCGCCCGCCTCGGCACGGACCGGCTGGAGGAAGAGTTCGCCCGGGTCGCTGAACTGGTGGGAGTTCCGTGACGGGCTGATGAGCTCCCCGGGGCGGCGGAGACGGCGCCCCGCCCCGGGGAAGGCGGCCCCGGCCACACCCCCCATCTCCCCGGGCGTGGCCGGGGCCGCTACATGTCCGGCAACGGCCGACCGTTGCCGGAGCGACACCCGATGAGAACCGAGTAGAGGGAGCACCCACCGCGTGAGCAACAAGAAGAACACCGTCAAGGCCGCGAAGACTCAGATAGCCAAAGACACGAAGAAGAACCCCCACCCGCCCGCTACCAGCACACAGGGGGCACTCGCGGACCGGCACGTCCGCCACCACACCCCGGAGATCCTGTACGGGAACGAGGACGCACCGGCTACTGAGTAGCCACAGCGCGCGTCCCCTCGGGACATAGCAGCGGGCCCGGCCTCCAGGGGGGAGTGGAGGCCGGGCCCGCGGGGGGCGCGGGCGCGGCCCCGGAGAGAGGGGGAGGCCGGCCCGCGAGGGGGAGGGATGTGGTCTATCAGGCCGCCGTGTCGGCAGCGGCGCGGTCACTGACGCCGAGAACGCGCCGGAGGTCGGAGGTCACGACCCGGAAGAGGCGGCCCGCACGGAGCACCCGGCACGGGAACTGATCGGTCCGGGCCAGGTTGTAGCCGTGGGAGCGGCAGATCCCGAGGGCACGGGAAGCGGTCTCCACGTCCACGACAGGCGGAAGGTCCAGGAGGTCCCTCACCGTGAATTCCTTCGCCGCCTCGGCGGTCCCTTGGGTCATTACCGCTCAACTCCTCCGCCTCGTTGGGTCGTTTCGACTGGACTGTATGGCACGCGTTGATACGACGCAACACCCCCTGTACTTTGAGCCGTCGTGGAGCAATCAACGGAGTGGCCCGCGAGGGTGAGCCAGACCATCGCCCGCGAGCTACGGAGACACAGGACCGCGCGGAAGATGAGCGCGCAACAGCTCGCGGACGAGTGCGCGCGCCTCGGCCACACCGCCCTCCAGCGGACCGTCATCTCCAACCTGGAGAACGGCCGCCGGCGGGACGTGTCCGTGGCGGACGTCCTGGTCCTCGCGGCCGCGCTCAAGGTGGCGCCGGCCGCGCTCCTCTTCCCGGCCGGGTACGTGCCGGAGGTGGAGTACCTGCCCGGGCAGACCAGTGCGCCCCTGGAGGCCGCCGAGTGGTTCGCCGGGGCCCACGCCGCGGATGACTCCGCCCTGGCCCTCACCCGCCGATACCGGGACCTGGAGCGCCGTATCCGCGGCGTCTACCGTCGGATGTGGGAGCAGGGCATCGCGGAGCAGCGGTACGGCGCGGAGCTGGAGGACGCCGAGGCCGAGGCCGGCCGGGAGATGGCGCGCGAACTCGACGACCAGCTCCGCGAACTCCGGGAGGAGATGACCGCGCGAGGCCTGGAGGTCCCGCCGCTCCCCGGCCTCGACAAACCCAAGAGCACGTGAGGGGAAGGGGGCGCCATGCCAGTGTCACGCCGCGCCGGCGGAATCAGTAAGCGGTGTGAGTGCCGCGACCCGGAGACCGGGAGGAGGCTGGCGGGTAGCTGCCCGCTCCTGGAGAAACGGAACCACGGGAAGTTCCGCGTGATTCAGGAGCTCCCGCCCGGGGAGGACGGCAAGCGCCGGCGGTTCGAGCGGACCGGCTACGCCGAGAGCAAGGACGCACAGCGGGACCTCGACCGCATCCGGGCAATCCTCGACCTGGCCGGGGACGAGGAGGACCAGCTCGTCCGCGTCGGGGACCTCCTGGCCTCCGTGCAGAAGGAACGCAGCAAGATCCCGGACCCCACGGAGGTCTCCAGGAAGCTCGGCGTCGGCGTCCCGCTGGACGGCAAGATGACCGTTGCTGACTGGCTGGACATGTGGCTGGCCGGTAAGAAGACCAGGGCAACCACGAACCACGGCTACGGCTCACACATCCGTACCCACCTCAAACCGCACCTCGGCCACCTCCGGCTGGACCGGCTCAACATCGGCCACCTGGAGGACATGTTCAACGCCATCGACGACCAGAATGAAACCGTCGTCGCGGAGAACGCGGCACGACGGGAGCAGGAGGCCCGGTGCACGCTCGGCCGGCCCGGCGCGCCGAAAGCGAAGGACCGGGCGCGCCTGGCGGAGGAGCGGGCGACGCTCCTGGAGATGCCGCCCTACCGGAAGGTCACGGGGAAGTCATCGCAACAGGCGATCCGGCGCACCCTCCGTACGGCGCTCAACGCGGCCATCGCCCGGCAGCTCATCACCTTCAACCCGGCCTCCTTCGTGGAGCTGGAGACGGCGGGCCGGCCGAAGCCGCAGCTATGGACGCCGGAGCGGGTGGAGCGGTGGCTAGCCACCGGCGAGAAACCCGGCCCGGTCATGGTGTGGACGCCCGCGCAGTTCGGCGCCTTCCTGGACGAGGCCGAGGGCGATCGGCTCTACTCCCTCTTCCACGTCATCGGCTTCCGCGGCCTGCGCCGCGGTGAGTCCGTGGGCCAGGGGTGGGAGGACGTCTCCCTGGACGACGCGCTCCTGACCGTGTCGAAGGAGATCGTCGTGGAGGGCTGGACGCCGGTGGAGACGGTGCCGAAGACGGCCGGGTCCGTGGGCACCATCAGCCTGGACGAGGGCACCGTCCAGGTCCTCCGGGAGTGGCGCGCGCAACAGCTCCGGGAGCGGCTGGCCGCCGGACCGAAGTGGACGGAGACGGGGAAGGTCTGGACGACCGACACCGGCGCCTGGCTCCACCCGGACACGGTCTCCAAGACTTTCCAGCGGATCTGTGACCGGCTCCCCGACCTCCCGCCGATCAACCTCCGGGACCTCCGGCACGTGGCCGCGACGATCCTTCACGCCGGGGGCGCGGACATCCACACCATCAAGGAGACGTTGCGCCACTCCACGATCAAACTCACCTCTGACACGTACACCAGCCTCCTACGGGAGGTGGACCGGGAGGCGGCGGAGAACGCGGCCCGGGTCGTGCCGCGGGCGAAGCGGGTGTTGCGGAAGGCCGAGTAGGTTCCGCGTCGTGCGCGTCGAGGGACCCGTCATCGTCGCAGGTGGCGGCGCCCTTCCGCTCCACCGCTGCTCCACCGGTGCTCCACCGGACGCCTTGACACGGGGTGGACTGGAACGCACGGGGCGCCCGACGGAGGGGCGGGAAACCCCTGGTGACCAGGCACGGAGTAGGACGGGGTGGACTAGGTAACACGGGGTGTACTGGACGGCATGGGGCGTCCGTAGACTTTTAATCCATTGGTTGTGGGTTCGAGTCCCACAGGGCCTACCGGTGCGGGGGAGGGGAAACCCCCTCTGACCTGCTACGCAGCGCCTGAGTCGGCTTCGGTCGGGTCGGGCGCTGCTTCGTTTTGAAGCCACTGCGTGAGCGATGCGTGAGCGGATGCGCTCGTGGCCTGCGGATGGGGCGCTGCTTGGGCGGACGAATCAGCAGCTGCCGGACGCGATCGCGGGATCAGCTTCGCTGCCTTCTCGGCGATGTCGCGGTCCAGCTCAGGGAGCAGGCTCGTGTATGTGTCCGAGGTCAGCGTGATGGTGGAGTGGCGCAGGGTCTCCTTCACCGTGTGGATGTCGCCGCCGCCTCCGTGCGTGAGCGTCGCGGCGACGTGGCGTAGGTCCCGCAGGGTGATGGGTGGCAGGTCGGTCGTGGCCAGGATGCGGCGGAACGCTTCCGAGACCGTTTCCGGGTGGAGCCAGGAGCCGTCCTCCTTGGTGAACACCTTTCCGGTGTTCTGCCAAGCGGTGCCCCACTCGGCGCGCTCCTTCTCCTGACGGGCCTTGTGGTCGCGTAGAGCGGCGATGTTCACGCTGTCGAGCGCGATCGTGTTCGCGCTGCCGTCCGTCTTCGGCTCGGACTCGTAGGGGTCCCAGCCGTCCACCACGATCTCCTTGGCGGGGGTGATGAGGCCGGCGTCGAGGTCGATCTCGTGCCAGTCCTGGCCGACCGCCTCGCCACGCCGGAGGCCGCGCGTGCCCATGAGGGGGAAGATCGCGTACAGCCGGTCGCCCTCGGCGGCGTCGAGGAAGGCTCCGAACTGCTGCGGGGTCCACACCATGACCGGGCCAGGCATCTCGCCCGTCTCGTGCCACCGCCGGACCCGCTCGTCGGTCCACAGGAGGGGCTTCGGGCGCCTGCCGGACTCCAACTCGACGTGGGAGGCCGGGTTGAAGGTGATCAGCTGCTGGGCGATCGCAGAGTTGAGGGCCGCGCGGAGAGTGCGGCGAATCGCCTGACGACTGGCCGGGCCGGTTGTCTTCCGGAACGGCTTCATCTCCGCCAGCTTGGCCCGTTCGGCCGTGAGCAGCTTCCGCTCGGCTCCGACGGGGCGACCGGGCTTGCTCGGCTTGCAGCGGGTGATCTGCTCTCGCCGGGCTTCGTTCTCGGCCGCGATCACCTCGTTCTCGTCGGCGATCGCGTCGAACATCTCCACCAGGTGGCCGACGTTGAGGCGGTCGAGGCGTACGTGCCCGATGCGGGGCTTTAGATGGACGCGGATGTGGGACGCGTAGCCGTTGAGCGTGGTCTTGCGGCGCTTCTTCGCGGCGAACCACTGGTCGAGCCACTCGCCGACGGTGAGGCTGCCACGGAGGGCCAGGCCGGCCCGCAGACGGCGTCGGGTCTCCTCGATGGCCGGCAGCGTGGCTTTCTCGACCGCGACCTCCTCCAACATGGCGACGAGGCGCTGGAGGCTGTCCGGGTCGTCCTTGTCCGCCAGGGCGAGCAGGGAGCGGACGTGGTCGAGGTCCGCCTGGGCGGCCTTCAGGGAGTCGTAGCCGGCGCGGCTGAAGGAGCGACGGGTGCCGTCCTCGTGGGGCGGGAGCTCCTGGCGTATGGAGTATGAGCCGTGCTTGCGGCTGGAGAGCTGGGGGCACTTCTTGCCGAGCGGTTTGCCGGTCTTGGGGTCGCGGCAGTAGCAGCGGCGGTGGGTGGAGCCCTTCAAAGGCGTTCCTCCGGGGTGGTGTCGGGTTCTTCTTCGGGTGGATCGACGTCGCCCAGCGCGGGGGGCAGACGAGGTGGGGTGGCGCCCTCCTCGCGGAGCTCGCGGCGGAGGTGGCGGAGGCTGTACTTGGCGGAGACGGCCTGGTCGGCGTACTTGGTCCGCTTGCGCTCGGCTTCCTCCTGCTGGGCGCGGCTGGTGGCCGTCTTGGCCGCGAACCGGGCCTGTTCTTCCTCTTCGATGGCGGCGAGGGCGGTTTGTACGAGGCTGGCGTGGTGCTCGAAGTCGGGGACCAGGCCCGCGTCGTACATCGGCACCTCCTCTTCACCGGTGAAGTGCCGTAGCGCGTCCCAGGTGGGGATGAGGTGCTGGAAGGGGAGTTCCTGGGTCTCCTCGACGTAACCGACCGGGAAGATCAGGCAGACCGGGTACGTCTCCAGGGCCGCCGCCAGGACCATGACGTCCACGAGCGGCAGATTGGCCCGACGGCCAGACTCCATGTTGGCGATCACGTTGCGCGGGATGGGATGCCCGAGTTGCTCGCACCGGTCCGCCAAGTCCTGTGCGCTCCATCCCATCTCCTTCCTTCTGCGCCGAACTTCGCCGGCCACGTTGGCCTTGATCCGATCTGCCCACTCCGGGAAGTCGTCCTCATCAGCATCCATACGGCGTTGTGTCATGGAGACACACTAGCTTGCGCATGATGGTTGGTACCCGCCTGGAGCCGGATGTGATGGGCACGTTCGCCGAGGGCTGTACCGAAAGGGGCGCACTGCATGCGCGAAGACGCGACGAACGGACGGTCGAAGGGCTCGAAGGGGATGAGCCGGGAAGAGATGCTCGCCCTGCCTGTGGCTGTTGACCTGGATACGAGCAACCGAGCACTGGGGCTCGGGCGGAGCAAGGGGTATGAGCTGGCGAAGCGGGGTGAGTATCCGTGCAAGGTGCTGCGGCTCGGCAACGCCTACCGGGTCGTGACGGCAGATCTGTTGGAGCTGCTCGGGCTTGCGGCGTGAAAGCGGGGCAGCGTAACAGACGGTTCTGCGCTGATCTGACACAGAAACGCTGGACTGTCGACGGGCGTGGACGTACTGTCCGTGTTCCCTCGGGGAGCAACGCACGCGTCCCGTCTCGGGACAGAGCGAGTGTTCAGTCTCTGAACGCAGCGAGCCTCCGGCGCGGTAACGCCGGAGGCTCGGGAAACCCCGCCGCCCGCATCCAACGAACGATCCGCGCGCACCGGGCCTGCATGCCCGGCGCCGCAGAAGAGGAGCCGCCCTGTGCAACCTACGACACCCGAGCCCTATTCCGCGCCCGGTACCGCCGCCTGGCCGCTGGTCGCGGTGCCGGGCAAGCCCGACCAGCGCGAACCCGAGGACACCGCGCCGGTCGAAGCCGCCGCACCCTCGGACACACCCCTGGATCCTGAGCCGACACCGGGCTCGGCGCTGCTGGACGAACTGCGCGCGAAGATAGCCAGGTTCGTGATCCTGCCCTCGCCGGAGGCGCTGGACGCGGTCACGCTGTGGGTGGCGGCGACGCATCTCCAGCCAGCCTGGCAGCACGCCCCGCGTCTGGCGGTGGTGGGGCCGGCGAAGCGGTGCGGCAAGTCGCGGCTGCTGGACGTGCTGACCGAGACGGTCCACGAGCCGATGCTCACCATCAACACCACACCGGCGGCGGTCTTCCGGTCCATCACCGAGGAGCCGCCCACGCTGTTGGTGGACGAGGCGGACACTATCTTCGGCACGCCGAAGCAGGCGGAGAAGAACGAGGAGATGCGTGGTCTGCTCAACGCCGGTCACCAGCGCAACCGGTATGTGACCCGGGTGGTCGGCAACGACCACACCCCGCACCGGTTCGCCACCTTCGCCATGGCCGCCCTGGCCGGGATCGGCGACCTGCCCGACACGATCATGGACCGGTCCGTGGTCATCCGGATGCGTCGCCGAGCCGAGGGCGAGAGCGTCAAGCCGTTCCGGTCGCGCCGCGACACCCCAGCGCTTCACGACCTGCGAGACCGCATCGCCGCCTGGGCCAGGCCGCTGCTCGACAAGGCCGCCGAACTGGAACCGGCGATGCCGGTGGAGGACCGCGCCGCCGACACCTGGGAGCCCCTGGTGATCGTCGCCGACCTCGCCGTCGGCCCTTGGCCCCGCCTCGCCCGCGCGGCGTGCGCGGAGATGGTGGCAGCCGAAGTGGCGGCCGAGGAGGACCACCCCAGCTCAGCGCGGATCCTGGCCGACATCCGCAGGGTCTTCGTAGCCCAGCGGGAGGTCGACAGCCTCTCCACGGACGAACTCCTGCACCACCTGCGCCAGGACCTGGAAGGCCCGTGGGCGGAGTGGGGTCGCAAGGGGCTGGGCCCGCGTGAGCTCGGCTCGCTGCTGCGCGCCTTCGACATCAGGCCCGGCAACGTCCGCCTCGCCGACGGCACCCAGCGCAAGGGCTACACGCGCAACAAGTTCCTCGACGCGTGGCGGCGCTACTGCCCCACCGTTCACTCAGTGAACGCCGAACCCACCACCCCAGCCTCGGGCTGAGCCCCGCCTCCCCCGGTGACCGTCCCTGCCGTCCCTGCCGTCCCTGCCGTGATCCTGCAGGTCAAACGGCATGCGGCCGGGACGGATACCGGGGGCAAGACGGCAACGCGATCATGAAGAGCGCGCTGCCACCAACCGGACGCTGCCCCGATCCGTCTTGTGCCGTCCCGGGCGTCCCCGCCGTATCGCCGCAGGTCATCGCGCATGCGGCCGGGACGGCAAGACGGATGCGATCCGTCCACGGCCACCGAACCGCAGCCCCACCGCCGGCGCATACCCAAAGACGCGCCGGCGCCGCCAGGACGGAACACCAGCCCTCCTGCCGTACCGGCCCTGACCTGCGCTTGCAACGGCCAAGACGGCAAAGACGGACCACGCCACCACCCCAGGAGAACCTCGCTTGACCACCCTCTCCACACTCACCCACCGGGATCATCGCCCCGACGGAGGGCGGCCGATGACGACCAAGCAGGTTGCCGAGCGGTACGCTCTCGTCGCGGCGGGAGTCGTCATCGTGGCGCTCACGGCCGGCGGGTTCTGGCTCTCGTACGCGCACCTCGCAGAGGTCGCCGGACAGCACGGCCTCAAGAGCTCCCCCGTCCGCCAGTGGGCCTGGCCGGCCACCCTGGACGCCTTCATCGTCGCGGGCGAACTCCTCATGCTCCGCGCGGGCCTGCGCCGGGTGACCGACGGCTGGGCCATCGCCCTCACCGCCACCGGATCGGTCGGCTCCATCGCACTCAACGTGGCCGGGGTCAGCGGTACAGGCAAGGCCAGCGCCGTGCCCCTGCTCGACTATGTGGTCGCTGCGGTTCCTCCGACCGCCGCGTTGCTGGCCTTCGGTGTCCTGATGCGGCAGATCCACCAGCTCGTCGACCAACCGGCCGGCCACCCGGACGCTGCTTCCGTCCAGGCGCCGGTACGACCGGTCACCGGGGCCGCCGAACCATCGACTGCGTCCGTACGCCCCACTGAGCCTCCGGCCGCCGGTTCCGTCCAGCCGACGGAACCACCGCCCAAAGTTCCGGAGAGCAAGCCGCGCGGAGGCCGTCCGCCAAAGGCCACGCTCGCAGAGCTCGTGGCGATCGGCCGGATAGCCCTCGCTGAGCACGGCACACTCAGCCGGTCCCTACTCCGGAAGGCAGTTAAGGACAGGGACCTGACGATCAGCAGTCGGCGGCAGACCGAGGTGATGGAGACCCTCCGGCCCGACATCGAAGCCGCCGCCAAGACCGCTCCGAGCAGCGGCTGACCGGAAACCCAGCGGGGTGACCGGAACCTCTTCCGGTCACCCCGGCCAGCCGCCCATCGGCACCGCTCGCTCATCCACACCTGTGGATGGCGCGCCGACCACCACCACTCCGCCAGCCCTTCGCCGCCGACCCGCAACCGCCCTTTCCGGAGAACCGCCCGTGACGCACGACCCGCATCGCTCCGACCGCACTCCCGACGACCTGCTGCCGCTGACGAAGTCCCCTACGCTGATGGGGCGTTTGCGCCGCGCGTTCGGACGGGCTGCCCCTGGCGGAGCCAGTAGTACCCCGAGTCCGACTCACGGCCGGACTTCGGGGATCTCCGCCCCGGGGGTGGCGGAGACGGCCCCGCGCCAAGGGGCGCCGGACCAGAGGGTCGGAGCCGAGGGCGGCCCCGACCTGGACACGCTGCACTCCGTCCAGCAAACCGTCCTGCGCCCCGAAGACAGCGCAGCCATCGCCGCCGGCGAGCCTGCCGTGCAGAGCGTGCAGCCCACGATCCGCCGCTTCACCGGCACCAAGCGCAACGACCGTGTCGGCCCGCTGCGCTTCACCGGCGACCAGCGAGCCCATCTCCAGCAGGCCGCTGCCGAGCACGGCTACAAGGGCGACTCCGGCTTCGCCGCCGACATCGTCCTCGCCTTCATCACCGGCCGGTTCACCGCCAACCTGCCCCTGTCCGAAGACCGCCGCCGCACCCACATCTTCCGCACTCAGGTCCTGCGCCAGCTCAACCGGATCGGCGTCAACATCAACCAGATCGCCCGCGCCCTCAACAGCGACCACACCCCACCCGACATCCGCCAGCGCCTGACCGAACTCCACCACCTGCTGGAGCTGATCGCCGAAGCCCTCCGCCAGCCCGCCGACCCGGAGGAGGCCGGGACAGCGTGATCGCCGCCATCAAGCCCGCCGGGACCAACACCCGGGGCCTGCTCGCCTACCTCTACGGCCGCGGAACCCACGACGAGCACTTCGACCCCCACATCGTGGCCGGCTTCGCGATGCTCGGCCTGCCCGACCCCGGCCGCGACGAGAACGCCACCCTCACCGAACTCGCCCGCTACCTCGACGAACCCGTGCGGCTGCGCAACAGCGAATTCGGCAAACCGGTCACCGACCACGTCTGGCACTGCCCCGTCCGCGCCGCCCCCGAGGACCGCTACCTCTCCGACGCCGAGTGGGGCGAGATCGCCCAGCGCATCGTCCAGGCCGCCGGCATCGCCCCGGCCGGGGATGACCTGGGCTGCCGTTGGATCGCCGTACGCCACGCCGACGACCACATTCACATCCTCGCCACCACCGTCCGCGAAGACGGCCGCCGCCCCAAACTCCACGACAGCGGCCTCCGCGTCGGCGACGCCTGCCGCGAGATCGAGAAGGACTACGGGCTGCGCCGCCTGAAGAAGGGTGACCGCCCCGGCGTCCGCCGCCCCACCCAGGCCGAGATGCACAAGGCCGAACGCCTCGGCTGGGACCAGCCCAGCCCCGAGTGGCTCCAGGACCGCATCCGCGCTGCCATCCCCCACGTGACCGGCGCCGAGGAATTCATCGCCTACCTCGAAGCCAGCGGCGTCGCGGTCCAGGTCCGGCGCGGCCCGTCAGGCGACCTCCTCGGCTACGCCGCCGGCCGCCCCGGCGACGTCAACGAGGCCGGCGAGCAGATCTACCACCCCGGAAGCAAGATCTCCCCCGACCTCTCCTTGCCCAAAATCAAGGCCCGCCTCGAATCCAGCCGACCCGAAGAACACCCCACCGCCCGCCGCAACCACCCCAGCACTGCGTGGCATCAGGCCACCGACGCCCTCGACACCCTCCACACCGATCTCGTCGACGACACCCACGCCCAAGCCCACATCACCGCCCTCGGTGAACTGCTGGAAGCCACCGCACAGAAGGCACCCGCCCACCTACGCGCCGAACTCCAGGCCGCCTCCAGGGCGTTCGCCAGGGCCCAGCGGTCCCAGATCCGGGCGGAAGACCGGGCCGCCCACGCCCTGCGCAGCGCGGCACGCGACATCGTCCACACCGCCACCGGCCCCGACGGCAGCGCCTTGGCCGCCCTGGTCGCAGCCCTCGTCTGGGCCGCCATCGTCGCCGGGCGCTGGCACGAAGCGAAGCACCACGCGCACCAAGCCGACGCCACCCGCCAAGCCGTCCACCACCTCCAGACAGCCGCCGACCGCGCCCTCACCCCGACACTCGCCGAACTCACAGCCCGACCGCCCAAGGATCAAGCCCGTCGAGTTTTGGCCAGCGACGTACGAGCAGCCGTCCCCGACCACGCCGAGCGAATCCTCGCCGATCCGGCCTGGCCCGCGCTCGCCACCGCCCTCGCCGACGCCGAAGCCCGCGGCCACCAACCCCACCAACTCCTCAAGGAAGCCGTCGCCCAGCGCGAGCTGACCACTGCACGGCAGCCCGCTCGCGTGCTCATCACCCGCATCCAGCACACCGGCCGTAACCCAGCACCCAACCGCCGCGCCGAAGCCGCCCGCCTGCAGACGACCACGACAGGCTCGATACCCACTCAGCAGACCCGAAACGGTCGGCTCCCAGCGGCGACTCCATCGCCTACCGAACAGCAGCACCGACAGCGCCGGTAG